ACGCCTTGGATTAGGTTGGGGATGGCAGAACTTATCATTCCCATCAGAGTATCCTACGGTTATGTCCACGGTTCAGGACACGGGCTACAGAGTAACTGTCCATCATATTGAAATCCGCTGTGTCACCTTCAAAGTCCTTGAGGTCTATGAGGGCCTTCTGTTCGTCTCGGGCAACCATCTTGTGGATAGTCTCGCTGTTAATCATACGATCAGAGAAGATGCGGGATGCGCGTGTTGTGATGTATTTCTTCACGACATCTGGGAGGACTACAAAGTCTTGATAGTAGACTATGGTAGCCTCGACGGTGCCTGAGAATTCATAGGTACGATCAGTCAGGTTAAACAACTTACCTGAACGCACTACAGTATTAAAGTCGGGGGTATCTATACGGGCCGCATCTGCGGGTATCGCAATGTGATTAAATTCGTCACGGCTAAGTTTAACTCGGTCTTCAGTGTTGAAGTGCCAGCCTTGGCCTTGGACCTCACGGCTCACCTCGGTCAACACTTGGTTAGCAATAGTCACATCAGTCACTTGGTTACCCGTCAGGGTGTTCACAGGTGCTTCACCGATTGTCGTTAGCAGGACGTTGACTGCTTCTAATTCAGTCATGGACGTTGGTTTTGTCATGATGTCCTCATAAAGAAAAAAATGGGCTGGCCCAATTAAGAGCCAACCCAAAAAGAAATTAAGCAGATTTGATTTCTACTGAACACTCAGGACGCAAGATACCGTGGCCCATGGCGTATTTAGCAGCCATCAGTGTACCTTGGTACATTACTTCAAAGTCACCGGAAGTACGCTCAACAGCAAGGTCCATCAATTTGACAGTACCCAATGCTTGCTTCTGCATAACTACAGCAACTGTGGTTGAGAAGTTACCGTGGTAAGTGTTGTTCTCACCAGTTACAGCTGATGCTATGTTTGTTGATGGGATGTTGTTAGATTTTACAATCTGAACACCAGCAACTTTAAGAACTGTACCGTCTGCGTATACACCAGCACCACCGAAGTCACGGTTGATGACATCAGTTGTTTGTACCAATTGGTAGTATTGAGCAGGGCGAACAATCGCTACGCGGTCATTCTCAGGAACGTCTTTCTCGTCCATAGCTTGAGCAGCAGCAAAGATAGAAGCAGCCAAAGATGCTCCGTTAGTTGCAGCATCTGCATCAGTGATAGCAGTACCACCGTTACCACCAGTTACAGTCGCAGCGCCACGAGCAGCCAATACGGCTAACTGAAGCAAGCGCAGGTCAAACTGCTTGGCAAGAGCCATACCCAACAAGCGGGAATACTCAGCACGGACATCATAGTGGTTCTTGGCCTCATCTATATTTGCAATAAATGTATCAGCAATCAGAACGTCATCGATGTTAACAACGATTTCGTTATGTGCAATTTTCTGTGTACCCAACAGAGGGGTGCCAACAACATGGTAAGCAGCGTTGGCTTTACCTGTCACTGGGAAAGAGGCTGACTTGCCAGACGCGATTGTGCGTGAGACATGCAGGTCTTTCATTACGTTAGTTTCGTCGAAGGCGGTGAGAACTTCACCAGCAAAGACTTTAAGGAACAGAGCCGAGGCTGCTGCGTTATCACCGGGGGTCGCCTTATTGACAACACCTAAGCGTGATGCGGTTACATTGGTCATTTTCTTTATCCTATGAAGAATTGATTTAGATTGAGAATGACTGTCGCTTACTACTTGTCTCGGTTGTCGGACGCATCCGGCCTAGTCGTTCATCTTTGATAGTCTCAGCCACCTAAAGAGGTGTGCTAGATGTTCTCGTGTCATAGGAATTGACGGGGGCGCAGTTAATACCTGACACCCCCGCCAGAGGTACTTTTAAAATACCGAAGACCTACCTAGCTTCTCTTCTACGTCCTTAGTGTACGCAGAGTCCTTGCCGTATCGTTGGTCTTTCATTGCAGCTACAACTTCCGCTGTGCTACGGAACTCATCTTTGGATGCGCCAGATGACTTACCGGAGAGCAGTTGAGGCTCAGAGCCATCCATTGCTTCCCGCTTAGATTGTAGCCATTCGACTGCCATCTTAGCGTTATCTGTGCTTGTCCCAACCATCTGGTTGTAGAGTTCAAGTTCTTTTGTATCGAGGCTATCTCTAGCCCAATCGGTTAGGTCGGCATAGCCTTCCTTCCCACCAGCGACTTCCATCACTGCGTCTGCATCTGCTGTCTGTGCGGATTGCATTCCCTTGATGTAGGTGTCCACCATCTCTTTGGGGTAACCCATACTCTCAAGTTCTGTGTAGCTTTCCTCACCCAACTCTCCAGAGCCAGCAAATTCCTCAGAGAACTTATTGAAGCTTACGGGTTCACTTTTAGGTGCCTCTGTTTCTGCTGGGGCTTCATCATCTGAAGGGGCAGATAGCTTCTTTTCTAGTTCGCTGTAGGATTTCGCTAGGTCCTCGGGAGAGCTGAATTTCTCAGGTAACCATTCAGGACGTTCAGTTTGGTTATCCTCGGCAACGGGTGCTTCTGGGCCAGTATCGTCTGATACGATTGTGATGCTTTCACTCATGCTTTAAAAATCTTCCCTTGTACGAGTTGATTTCTTGAGAATGGTGGGAGCAGCCAACGGCTTCTTCTCAGGCGTGGAAGGTGCTTCGTTAGAGGCTCTATCCTTCTCCACCGCCTTGCTGTCTTTGGCTTTCAACATATGAGTTTCCTAATGCTTTAGCGCCTTCTTGAATTGCACCGGGTCCTGCTTGCATCATCATCTGTTGCTGCATTGCCTGTTGCTGTTCTTGGGCGATTTGTTCTTCTGTTTTAATCAAGCCTTCAGTCTCGATACCGAGAGCTGTTGCTCGACGTTTGATATAATCTTGAAGGTTAACGTACTGCTTCAGTACCTCTGGACCCAATGCCTGCGTCATACCTTGAATAAACATATCAAGTTTGCGTAGGTCGTGTCCCCGTCCGAGAGCTTCCATGCCTGTAACAATGGTAGGTTTAACTACATCGTCTGGCAGCTTAGGAAGTTTCTTAGACCTAGTGAGGACCTCAATCTTGCGGTTAACGTAGGGAAGCTGGAATTCCTGCGAGAGTATAGAGTAGATACCCGATAGGGTGTCCTCTAGTTCTCCTGCGAGGTATCGGATTTCTTCCGCTGTAACTCGCTCTCCGTTACGTTGAACAGAAGATTGAAGCATAAACTGCTGTGATAGACGTTCTTCAATTCCTTGCATTGCCTGATAGGCCACTCGGAAATCGTTGAACTTATCCATTTGAAGTACGGAAACATCATTCTTATTGCCCTCTATGATTGCTGTGTTCTCTGCCTGTGCGATGGTACGCATTCGCGTTGTGCCATTAGGGTTCACCATAAAGATGACCTTAGCGGCTGCGGCTGCACCCTCGACGATGGCTTGAGTTAAGCCCTCAAGAGACCGTAGGTCACCTAAGAGTTCCTCAACAAATCCACGCCCATAGTCTTCACCGTCAATGCGGGAGAAGCGTAGGGGCAGGAAGGGCATGTTGTTCTTCTTATATTTACCCTTGGAGCCAGAGACTACTGAGCCTTTGACTTCTTGGTATACATTATAGAATTCGTTCTTACGCTCAATGTGAGTGTAAACCTCTACGGTCTTCTCATCACCTTCGAGCTTACCAGTGATGTTAGCGGCTGTCGCTTTATCCAGAGCGTTAGGTGAGACATGCTCTACCGTAACGATCTCTAGAACCTCACCGTTAGGTGCGCGAGATACTACATAACTATCTAGGTGAATTACTCTGGTCTTCTCGGGGCCAACCTGCAGTAGCACGTTGCCTCCGACGATTAGATGTTTCAGTGCTTCATGCACCGCCACTCGATCTCCAGACGTTTCAATCTCTGACATAACTGCCCGTTCATACTCACCCAGTTGTTGTTCAATCTGGGTACGAGCAGCCTCATCTTGAGCAATATCTTTTAAAGTATAAGGCTCAACCATGAAGCGGAAGAAGGGGGAGTTAGGAGGCATCAAAGCCAGTGAAAGTTTAGAGGCTAAGTTATTCACACCACGCGCACCAATGCCCTGAAACGGAGTATACAAGTCACTCGTCTCATTGTGGACATCTGGCGGTATTAGCGATGGGATAGTTAGCTCTGCACAATCTCTGGCTCGATCCAAGTAAGATTGTCGTGTCTGTTCGAGTTGACGGTAACGCTGTTCAGCGGTTCCCATACTCATTTAAATTCTCACTTCATTACCTGTAAACCAGCACCCAATAATTCGGGGGCGTCTATGTTCTTTTCAACTAATTCTTTTTTCTTAGTCACGGCTTCCTTAGCTATCTGAATAGGCAGCAATCCTTTGTCTGCCATCTTATCAGCAGCTAGAATACCAAGAGGAGCTACTCCTGTTTTCTGGATAGCTTTTGCTCCAAGTCCTAATGCGGTACACATACTAGCCCCTTACTTATTAATTTGAAGGCCTGTGCCTTTATCAACATTAGTTGTCGTTGGGTCGAGGTCCACACGCAGCTGTGACGTACCAGCTGCTTTACCAGCAAGTGCGCCCTTCTCTGCAGCGGTGCCACTCTCAGGGGATGACGGGTCATACATATTTGTCATCACTGGGTTAGGCGCACCGGGTGCTGCAGGTGGCGGAGCAGGCGCAATCTCTTGCGGGGGCGGCGGGGTGGGTGATGAAAAGCACATTAGCTATTCTCCTAAGTTCGCAGCGGTTTGCTCTGCGTGAATTGTTGTTAGAAAATCTACGACAGAACGCTGACCACCTCTCCACATCAGCATGTTGTGCTGTTCAAGGTATTCAGGAGCCTTATCAGGGAAGCGGGAATTAAGTTCATCTAGTAGTTCGTTAGATATAAAGGGAAACATTGTTTATTCTAATCCTCTAAGGTGCAACCTAATCAAAGGCGCGGGTCCACATGGCACAGATGCCAGAGCGAACTACGTCATCATGAGTGAAGTTGCAGTGAGCTGCAGGGATGTTGTGTTTGTGCATAAGGTCTATAGCAACCTGCAGGCCACTGGTGCCTGATAGGTCATGCTGAGTTACATCCCCATTGACGATGACCTTACTATCCTCACCGATACGGGTCAGGAACATCTTCATCTCATGGGGTGTTAGGTTCTGTGCTTCATCTAGGATGACGAAGGCATTGTTGAAAGATCGTCCACGCATAACTTCAAAAGGTACAATCTCAATGTCACCACGCTTACGGGCAACCTCGAACCTACCTTTACCTAGTCGTGCCTCTAAGACCTCAGTCAAGGGGACTACCCATGGGGCAATCTTATCCTCGATAGTCCCCGCAAAGAAACCAAGAGACTTACCTGCAGGGATGTTAGGGCGAGTTAAGATTATCTTGTGTATCTTGTGGGCATGGAACATATCCGCAGCTACGGCTGCAGCAATGTAGGTCTTACCTGTACCTGCAGGCCCTGTGACAAATGTCTGAGGGTACTGAGAGATACAGTCCATGTAGTTCTTTTGAGCAGGGTTCATGGGTAGCAGAGGCTGCACACGGGGACCGCGCACAACCTCAACATCCTCCTGCTTACGTTTGTAAGTGGATTTCTTTCGCATTATTTTACCTTAGCGGATGGGGCAGGCCCCGGTGGCGCATTCATCGTCTGTTAATTCGTCGAATGAATTAGCGTTCTCGATGTCTACATTTGCAAGCGTTGAGACATACACATCATATGTCTCCTTAGTGACTACCTCTTGTGGGAGATAGGCATAGCCAAGGTCGGCTGCTGTCTTGGTCGGATCGTTGCGATAGATGAACGATACACCAACATAGGTATCCCAGTTCTCCATAATCCAATTGATGATGGAGGGTATTTCAGGGGGGTCATAGCTGATGGTGACTGAACAGTTATGGTCTACATAGTTGTCCATCATAAGCTTGTATCGATCCAGCTGTTGCACAGCAGTCTCAAGGTTTACGAACTTACCATCCACCACTTGGAACTCAACATCATCATAGGCCACCGGGAAGGTGATTAGGACACTGTCAGGTTCAAAGGGTTTCTCGATGACTGTGTAGTTAGCTGCAGTCATGATGGGTACTATTGGGTCATGCTTAGAGAAGGTGACGTTGTTGAAGAGGTACTTCCCTAGAGGTCGATGTACTCCCTCAGTAGTTGACATGACCTTTGAAAGGGTTCCACTTGGCTTGATAGTTGAGACAAGCTTGGCCCTTGGTAGACCTAGTTCATCTGCAATTGAGTTAGCACCATTTTTAGCTGAAGCTCGCAGTATCTGCAGCATACTGGGGATGTTCATATGCTTATTGTAATCGAGAAACTTCACGATGCCTGTAGCACCTACACCACACAGGCGAAGAAACTCATT